TACATTTGTAAAATCTCATTATGAGAAATAAGCCCTGGGTTTGTAAAATTGATTGTTCCTACCATAGAATGCAAAGCTAATTTAATCATATAAGGTATAAATTCATCTATACATGTCATAGAATTGGGTATAGAACATATTTTTTTATACTGCAATATTTTAGAAATAAAATTGCGATCATTCAGTTCATCTGTAATAGGCATACGTATTCGTAAATTCAATGTGTTGTCAAATTGATGCATGAGTTTATCTGTAAATCCTTTGACAATAGAATAAGAAGAACCGAAAAAATTGGGCTCACTATCTTCATGAAATCCATCTTCTTGTTTTCCAAAAGGATGTTCTTCGTCATATTCAAAAATACATCCAGTGCCTAAATAAGTAAAATGAAGATCTTCCATTTTACATAATACGGCTAGTGAAACAGGAGCAAATAAATTGTCATTGATATTTTCTACTAATTTGCCTGGTTTTTCCAGATAATCAATCGTGGATATTTTCTCTCCTTCATAAACACCATGTGTGCGTCCAATAAAACTCATGACATTTGTCAACTTTGGATATTTATCTATTTCTTGGATGATATTTTCTATATCGTCTGCTCTATAAGCAGATTTGTAGTAAATGATATTGTTTTCATCTAAATATCGACATACCTTTTGCCCAATCCAACCATTGCCACCAAAGATAAGGAATTCTCTTGTAGTTGCTTCTTCTTCCATAATGTCTTATTATGTTTTCATTTGTTTAACTATTTTTTATGGAATATTCAAATTTGGTTTTTGTTTTTTTTTGCTTTTTTTGCGGGGAGTTTCTTTGTTTTTGAGGTTTTTGCTTTTTTTTTGTTTTTGCGGTTTTTGCATATTGTAAATAAACAAGTTGAATAATAATGTTTGTAACAAAATAACTATTTACAAATAAAATCAAATATACGAAAAAATATAAATTATATGTATGAATGTAATCAAATAATTCAAGAAATAATAAAAAGATGGAATTAATAATCACGCTATAAGTTCTTATGTTCATTTTGTATATACTGAATTCTTCATGAATACAAGTTTCTTCAAAATAAATATGAATAGGAATATATAAAAAAAAGAAGATTTTGAATGATAAATATTCTTTAAATGATATTATTTTTTGACAATTCAACAAACAAAAAAATCCAATAAAAAGAGTATATGCATACCAAAATATATCATCAAATACTTTGCAGAAATGAGATAATAATAAAGAAATAAAAATAATAACATTCAAGTCGTAATGATTTTGAATCAATAAAAAGGAACAAATAATAATGATTATTTTGGAAATCTCTAAAATGAAACTGCATTTTTTTATGTGTAAATCTTTAAAATCATCATAAATTTTTAGAAATATACCTAATAAACAACTGAATATACAATTATTTATCATTTGAATTAAATGTTGATTTTATTTTTGTGGTTTTATTTTATTATCATCAAAAAAAAATATCTTGTATAATTATAAAATGCAAAGTCAAAATAGCAAACATTTTATAGTAATAATCATCCTTATATTGATTATTCTTTTGATTACTTTATATTTTCAACATAAATTACAAGATAAATTGATTATAGAAGGACTTGGACTGACAATTGCAGGTATTAATACCATAAGACCTCCAAATAATACAAATACTGGAAATGGAGGTGGAGGTGGAGGTGGAGGCGGAGGCGGTGGTCCATGTGTTATATGTTAATGTTTACAGGTTTGTGTTTTTCATAGACCTTTTCTCTCAATGATAAATAATAAGCGTATCTTTCTGGAGTCAATTCTGATTCATATACCTTGCAATTTCCAGTAGAAATGGATTCTACTTTTTTTTTGGTTGCTTTGGATTCAGGATTGGATTGAACAAGGGTATTGAAAATACGAATGGTTTTCCAATCTTCCAAGATTTTTTCAAATATGAAAATGACTTCTTCTCCTGTAACATCTCTTTTATCCGTGCGTTTTTTCTCTCGGCGTTCTTGTTTTTGTTGGATAAATTTGTCCTTTTGATTGTGATTCATTCGGTTGGATATATACAATATAAAAACAAACATTTTATATTCTATTCTTTTGACTCTTTGAAGAAATTACATATGTCTTCTTGTTTTTTTGTGTTTTCTTGTTTTTCTGTGTTTTTTCGTTTTTCTGTGTTTTTTCGTTTTCTTACCACCTGAATATCGATATCGGTTTAAATTTTTTCCTAATTTCCATGCAAAATGAAATGTCTGTTTTTTGGAATGATCTTGAATAATGTCTTTCAATGGAGTAGAATCGTCATGACATTCATGATATCCAGTGGTTTCATTTTTTTTACAATTTTTATAAAATACTATATATTCATGATCTCTTTCATTACGTTTTTCATCTTCAGTTTTGATGATTTCTTTCAACATTCCTACATTTGCATCCGGTGATTCTATATCAATTTCTACATTTTTGATAATCGGTTTTTCACTAATATCGTAAATATCAATGATTGTCATTTATATATTATATCAACATAAAATTTACAAAAAGGATGGATGTAAAATCTAAACTCATCGTTTGTTGTCTATATACATGACTGAATATTTGCAAGATAAAATTAAATTATTTGAAAAATTATTGAATATACTAAATACAGAGATAATTTTCAAAATGAAAATATATTATTATATAAAAAACAACTTAAATATATCGGCACATGTAACAATATAATGGACTCTATAGAAATAGATAATATTGAAAAAATAAATAAATATAAAAATAATCCTCCATCTCCATCATATATAGCAGGATTAGTAGACGGAGATGGTTGTATATTCATAAGAAAGATAAAAGATGGTTATCAAAGTGGAATAAGTTTGACTCAATGTAGAACAAATATTTTACAAATTATTAGATATCATTTTGGTGGAACTATCACCAGTTCTGAAAAAAGAAATAATAAAACCGAAAATATTATGAATGACAAATATTACGATAAATTTAATAAAAGAAATCAATATAATTTATTAATTCGTAGTAATGAATATAGTATAATTTTGAATTATATAAAAGATTTTATAATCATAAAAAAACAACAAATGGATAGTTTATATGAATTCAGTAAATTAGTAAATTTAACAAATAAATTAGAAGAAAAAGAAAAATTATATTCTATTTGTTCTGCATCTAATATAAAAAATGATATTTTTAATATAAATTTTTCAAAAATAAATATTGAATATATTCAAGGAATTTTTGATGCAGAAGGATGTATTTATATAAATTCTAATAAATCAAAATATAGAGTATCTATAGTACAAAAAAATTGTCCAAAAATATTAGATGAAATACAAAAAATTTTAGGATTTGGAATTGTCAAAGAAAAAGAATATAAAATTTATATTTATAGTAAATGTGAATGTTTGCAATTTATTTCATTAATGAAACCTGGATGCATTATTAAATATAATCAATTACTTGCATTTGAAACATTTTTAATTACTAAAGATAAAAATATAAAAGAAGAAATGTATTTAATTACAAATAGAGAAAAACATAAAATTGAAAATTTTAAAGAGTTGAATAAAAATGAAATAGGTAAAAATGAATATATGAAAACGATAGAAATTAAAAATAATTTGCAAAATGTTTTCAAAGAATTAAAAATCTATATGGATATACAAAAACAAAAAAAGAATAATAAAATAATTGATAAAACTCAATACCCAATAAAAAATAAAAATAGTGTATCTGATGATATAATATTACAAGTTAGGGAATTCATTAATGTTGGTCATAAAAATATTTTTATAGAGAGTTACTTAAATTTACCGAGACATACTATAACCAGAATTAAAAATGGAGATATTATATGTAGTAATGAGGAAAAAAAATATAATTCAAAAATGTCACAAGAACAATTAAATATTTCAAAACGAAAAATAAGTATTGATGAAATATTTATAGTATTAGAAAAATTAATTAAAAAAGAAAAATACACAGATATACTTGATTATTTGTGTGAACAAAGAAGTAAAAATAATATAATTAATAATCTAAATATATATAGTGTAAGAAATATCAAAAGATATATAGAACAAAATAAAAAATTAATTTATGAGAGTGAGGTAACCCCTGAAAAATACAACTATTATAATGAATTATTAAAAATATACAATACTTTATAGACCATATTATATTTATTTCGAACGATAAATTTTTCAAAAATACATATTTAATAAGCATTACAAAGCTCTTTTTAATATTATTATTTTTTTTAAACAAATAATATTAAATTTTAAAATAAAAAATATAAAATGACACGATATATGGTGTTTAATTTGAATAAGCGAGCCCACCCCCTTATACTTATTCAATTATTAGTTTTCACTAATAAGTTGGACTATTCCTTAAGTTATCATTGAGAATGGCTAATTCTCTCAAACCCACTCCATTATAGTCTCTGAACCTTCTTCGTATGCTTGCTATATCGCACTTAGAAGCTTGGCTGCAGATTGTCCAATCCTTTTCGTTGTCACTATGCCCTAGGTCATTACCCCGGGTATTCTTCCTGCTTTCGCAGAGAGAAGTAGTAGAAAAGGCTCTCAGGATGTTCCTGCAATTTAGAAATGTTGCCTTCTCCTGACTCAATAGTCAGAAAAAGACTAGCTGGTTATATAATGCAATTTTATAGCAATTGCATATTTGCTTTACACTGATTATCCATACTAGGAAGCAAATATCTAGTATGGCAGCCAACTGTTTGGAACAGATGGTTCTAATTCCACTCATAATACGTAAGACGTTATAGTTGGTGGCGTAGACACGGACCTTGGCAGTTTTGGTTCCTTCAACTGTTGCGTTGGAAAGAACAAGCTGTAGGGTGGCGTTATCAATACGCGAGAAATTGCATGTGCCTGAAGGTTGATGCTCTTCAGGGCGAAGAGCAAAGGAGTATACATTGATACCTTCATCAGGGTTACGGGTGTGTGCTTGGTAAGGTTGGACCCATGAGAAGTAAGATCCTTCACGTTCAGAGAAGCGATCTTGGCCGTTTAATTGAAGCTTGGCAACAACGACGGGATTTTGGCCCCAACAATGCAAGTCAAGGGAGGTTTCAGAGAGAACGAAGGTTCCTGCATCTGATACGGATGATCCTTGAGTGTGGTTAGCAGCAGGAGGATTTCCAGTATATTGACTAAGAGTGGAAAGACCAAGAGAAGCAAGGATAGATGCTTGGTTAGCAGTATCACTTGGGTTCAATCCAAGATCTGGGCCACCAAAGTTGGGTTCATTGTCAGCGTTGTTGTAGATACCTCCCGACCAGTATCCAGTGAAGTTAGGTGGGATATAAGCATCGACTGATCCAGCATCTTGGAAAAGACCACGAGCGTCAATATATCCATATTGACCATCAGTTTCAGTGGGTCCACCGAATGCATGGATGGCGTTAGGAAGAGCATCAACAGCATCTGTGTAGTTAAATGGCTGAGCACCAAGAACTTTGTAAAGAGTGGCATCACAAAGAAGAGATGAGCAGTAATCAACGTTTTGATCAGGTTGAACGACCCAGATCAATTCCTTGACAGGGTGGTTAAAGTTAAGCTTGATCTTGTTGGATGATGATCCGACTGACTCATCACCAGTGAATTGAAGTTGGGTGATGAGGTATTCATGTGGGTTTTGTGCGAATCTTCGGCGTTCATCAGTATCCAAGAAGACATAGTCAACATAGAGAGATGCGGCAACA